TTGTCTCGCCCTGATGATTGGCGTACTTCGGCTGACAGCCTTGCGCGTGAAGGTTCGGAAGGTCGGGCGGCGATACTTACGGCTTTGAAGGAATTGGAAACGGCTGGCTATCTGGTGCGCACAAGAATTCAGGATAAGCACGGATTGTGGCGCACCATCTCAACGGTCTATGACGAACCACAGACAGGATGCGCAACCGAAGTTCAGTTTCCGAACGTCGGTTCACCGAACTTCGGTAACCGCACTTCAATAGAAGAACTAGATACCAAGAAACTAGATATTGCGCCAGAAGCATTTGAAGCATTCTGGATGGCATACCCGCGCAAGATAGCCAAACGCGATGCACAGAAAGCATGGCAACAAGTCATGCGGTCAAACGATGCGCCGACGGTGGAAACAATCATGTCGGCTGTTGAGCAATACAAGACCACGCAAAAGGACAAGAACTACATCGCGTATCCCGCCACTTGGCTTCGTGCGGGTCGGTGGTCAGACGAAGTGGAAAGCAAGTACGATGAGAACACCGAAAGGGAACGGGTATTGCCCCCGAATGTGGCACAAGCACAATCTTTCGCGGCGGCGTACTTTCACACCCGTCGCAGTTTGGATGATTTGAAATCAGACATTGGGCATCGTGAACCTGAATATCAGGAAGCGGCGATTGCTTGGTTTGAACAGATGAAAGCAGGATGACATGAAATTCCTTGCAGGTTTATTTTTCGCAACGATGACTTCGTTTCTGATTGCGCTTGGCGCAACTTCGCAGGCGATTGCGCCGATGCCTACCGTTCCGCAAAGTGTCAGTGTTCCCGCAAAGACGATTGCCACGACGACGACAACAACAACTGTTGCGCCGTTGGTGGTGGATGCTGACGCGAAGTGTGGGCAGTGGTGGTCGCTTGCTGTTGCGGCTGGTTGGGATGAAAAAGATTTGCGTGATTTGGATGGTGTGATGTTTCGCGAAAGCCGATGTGATGCAACGCAGGTCAATCGGAAAGACCCGAACATTGTTGATGGTGTGAAAGGTTCTGTTGGTTTGACGCAGATAAATGTTTTTTGGGTTCAGCGAACGCGGTGGTATCCGATGGGCTATCTTCAAACGGTCAGCATCGTTTCGGGTGTGCAGGATTTGTTTGACCCGTTTTTGAATTTGCGGGCGGCGAAGTCGGTGTTTGATTACGGGGTGGCGGAAAATGGGTGTGGTTGGGCGGCATGGGCGTGGAAGGGCTGTGATTGATGCTTTCCGTGCGTTCTGAGCGTGGGCGCAAGGGGTGGGGTGTAGATACCACCCCCACCCTTTTTGAACGCTCTACGGGCTTCCTATTGCGTGGTTTTTCTGGAAACCGCATGAAATAAGGGTTTTACAAGATTTTTGGACAATCTTGCGGAATGACTTGCAATTGGGTGATTGGCGGGCTTATGCTGAATACATCGGGATACAGGAAAGCCCGCAAAACAAAAGGAACAAGGAACATGGAAATTACACGGAAGGTCAATCAGCAGACGCGGTACATTATCCAGAAACAGGAACAAGACATGGAAGAAATGGGTTGCCAGCATTCAGCCTGTGAAGTGTTCCATAAAAAGTGGCGTGACCACTACGGTAACTGCAAGAAGCCGATTGCACCACGCACAGAATATGTGATTGTAGACATGATGACTGACGAACGATTGGGTGTTGGTGAAATCTTTGCAACCAAGCGTGATGCGATTGCAGAACTGACACGCTTTCTAAATCGGCTAACGGAAATTGAATGGTCGCAGATTGCAAAGGCTGGTGCGTGAATATGACCACCGCAGACCAAATCAAACAACTGCGTGCCGAATATGTGCGCATCGGTTACATCGTGCGCGAACTGATGGAAATGCCTGTGCCGCGCAACCGCAAAGCGGCACGCGCTCAACGCATTGAAATCATCCGCGAATATCAGCAACAGCAGGATGCGATTTACGCGCAGATGGTTGAACTTCAAAAGGCTGGTGCGTGAACATGACAAAGCAACGGACACCAACCAACATTGAAGTTGCGAGGCGGCACGCGGTACTTGCCGCAATTTACAAAATCATTAGGCACGAACTTGGCAATCATTGGACATTGGAAGCGCACATGGCACGCAAAGCCGCGCTTTTGGAAATAATTGACAACAACAATAACAACGAAGGGAAATAGAAATGGCAGTAGTAGTAACAAACAACATCCGTATCATCTGCGACAAATGCGGCGCAGAACATCATGGTCACACAAAAACCATTGGTGCAGTACGACGCGAAGCAATGGACTTGGGTTGGGGCAACAGCCGCAACAAAGACATTTGCCCAAAGTGTCGCCTACGCAAACCAAAAGGTTGGTCTGATGAACGATGGGAACAAATCAAATGAAAATCGCAATCTTCGGCGCATCATTCTTTTGTACCGCGTTCTTCGCGCCAAACGCAGACAAGACCATCGGCGGTGATTGGGCTATTCACCCGTTCAGCATCGCATTGACAACCCTTATCATCATGGGCTGTTGGCTGACCAGTGAAAGCGATACACCCCGCAGTTACAATCGCCCGAAGCGAAAGGAACACAGAAACCGATGAATGAATGTGTGGTGGCAAGAGCAAGCGAAAGCGCGTTCGTTCCTTCCCCGCGCCGCTTCGCCCGTGCAAGTCGGGCGCACCACATCATTCATAACGAAAGGCGATTGCAATGGAACATCTCACACCCGAACACTTGCGAAACGCAATTGAATTCCTACAAAAAGTGTTCGTGGGGTCAGCAGATGAACAAAGGCTGGTGGAAACAATCAATGCACTTCATCGGGAACTGAAAAGGAAACAACATGGAAAACGAAAACAAAGTTGATGGTCTGGTTGCAGAAACGGAAGCATGGCAGGCGCGATGCGACGAACTAACCATTGTCAATGAACAACTGCGTGAGCAACGCGAAAACGCACGCGGCTTGGCACAACGATTGGAAGAAGCCTTGACCCAATCCGAAGAAAAGGTCAAAGAACTATCGGCAACTGTGGACAGGCTCAGGTTGCATATTCAGCAAGGCGTGGAACTGTGATGCTTGACGGATTACTTGTTGTCGGCATCGTTGCATTGGGCGGATTGTTGTTGGGTCTTGCGCTCAGGAACTTTTCGGAATGAAATGGGTGATGTGTTCGGCGGCAACAGCCATCGCTGGTTTCGTTGGTTTCTTCGTTGCACGAATAAACGCGATAAAGAAACAGGAACAACAGGCGAAGAAAACGCAGGCACTCATTCAAGAATTAGCGGCATTGCGTGGCGAGATGCACGCAACACAACAAGAACTATGGCGATACTGATGGCAATGAATGACCAAGACGAAATCCCCGAACAGCCACGCACCGTCATTGAGGCAGACAAAGACGGATGTGTTCGTTGGATTGGTTGCCTTACGCCAGATATCGCACACGGATTGGAAGAACCGTTAGATGTTCTGATTTGGATGTGGGCAGATGGTTCACTTCATATCGCAACCCGACCAACCTTTGAACCGCAATGGTCATGGTCGCCACCGATGTTCCCTGACCGCATATGAACGAACCAATGCGGATACTTTCTTTGGGTGCTGGCGTGCAATCCACCACCCTTGTTTTGATGATGTTGCACAATGAAATCAAGCCCGCAAATCATGTTATTTTTGCTGATACAGGTTGGGAACCCAAACGGGTTTATGAACATTTGAAATGGCTTGAAGGTCTCATCGCGCAATCAACAATGAAATTTCATCGTGTTAGCAATGGAAACATCAGGCGTGATTTGATGACACCAGAAAAGAAGCGCGTTGCGTCGTTGCCTTACCATACGCTGAATTCGGAAGGAAAGCGTGGAATGACGCGCAGACAATGCACAATGGAATACAAAATTACGCCATTGACCAGAAAGCAACGCGAATTGGCGGGAATTCAACCACGAAAAAAATACAAAGAACATCTGGTCACAACTATCATTGGTATTTCGTCTGACGAAGTTGAAAGAATGCGCGACGCTTCTTTTGCATGGATGCGCAATGAATATCCCTTGATTGATTTGGGAATGAGCCGAACCGATTGTTTGGAATGGTGTCAAGAACACAAATATCCGACCCCACCCCGAAGCGCGTGTCTTGGTTGCCCATTCAAAAGCCGCGATGAATGGCGCATTGTGCGAGACAACGAAGAAGATTGGAACGATGTGATTGAAGTAGATAAGCACATTAGAACCGAAGAATTTAGAAAAAAAACAGGTTTGAAATCTCAACTGTTCCTACACAAATCAGCAAAACCATTAGATGAAGCCGATTTGCGAACACCAGAAGAATACGGTCAATTTGATTTGTTCAATCAAGAATGTGAAGGAATGTGCGGTTTATGAACGAACCAATGACCCACGCAACCAACGTGTTGCTGAACGCATCAATCATCATCAACAACGACAGAAACAACACTTACGGTCATGTCGTAGATGACTACAACAAAGTTCGCAACATCTTCCATGCGCTAACAGGAATTGAATTAGACCTGCACGAATGCCTGATGTTCATGGCATCAGTAAAACTTGCACGCATCCGCACCAATCTGGAACGCGACATTCTGCACAAAGACAGCCTGACCGACCTGATTGGATACCTAGCACTTCAAGCAGAAATCAGCGAACCGAAGTGAACACGGAACGAAGGTGGGAAGTTATCAATGCGGATTGCCGCGACGCTTTGAAGAACATTCCTGATTGTTCCATTGATGCGATTGTTACTGACCCGCCCTATGAATTGGGTTTTATGGGCAAGTCTTGGGATGCGACAGGTATTGCGTATTCGGTGGATGTGTGGCGTGAATGTTTGCGCGTGTTGAAGCACGGTGGGCATTTGTTGGCGTTTGGTGGTTCGCGTACTTATCACAGGCTTGCGTGCGCGGTGGAAGATGCTGGTTTTCAAATCCGTGACCAGATTATGTGGATTTATGGTTCGGGCTTTCCGAAGTCGCTTGATGTATCAAAGGCGATTGATAAGCAAAACGGTATTTGGCGAGGGCGTGCGGGTGAGATTGTAAGCGGTAATGGTTCTATGTCGGGCGGTAACTATGCGAGAAATCCGAAAGGCGAACCAGCAACCGATGATGCGAAACAATGGCAAGGTTGGGGTACTGCGTTGAAACCTGCGCATGAACCGATTGTGTTGGCGCGGAAACCTTTGGATGGAACTGTGGCACAAAATGTTTTGTGGTTCGGTACGGGCGCATTGAACATTGATGGATGCAGGGTTGGCACAGACGGGGCTACGACAAGAAGCACTCAGGCACCGTATTCAGAAAGCGGATGGCGCACAGGGCATGATGTTGTAAAACTTGATGCTGGTCGCTTTCCTGCGAATGTTATCCACGATGGAAGTGAAGAAGTGTTAGAACTATTCCCGAATGCAAAAGGTGGCGCATATCCAGCGCGTCGCGGTAAGGCAATCGCAACTAATTTTGCTTCGGGGCAAGAAACAGAAGGCGGTTATCGCCAGATGGGTGACGATGGTTCTGCGGCAAGGTTCTTTTATTGTGCGAAAGCAAACAAGAAAGACAGGAACGAAGGTTTGGAAGGTTTCACCGAAAAACGCCCCGACGAAAGAAGCACAAAAGGGATGGATACATTTGACGAAAAAGGCGTTGCCAAACAAGCCAATCATCATCCAACTGTGAAGCCGAACGAATTGATGCGTTACCTTTGCCGCCTAATTACCCCCCCCGAAGGAACAATCCTTGACCCGTTCACGGGGTCAGGTTCAACAGGTAAAGCGGCGATGATAGAAGGTTTCAAGTTCGTTGGAATAGAACAATCGGAAGAATATTGCGGCATCGCCCGCGCCCGCATAGAATTCGCGGAACACCAATGATTACCACCATCATCTGCGAATGGTGCAAAACAATCGTGCGCCATAACCCGCGACAAATCACAGGATGCAACTGCGACCCCGACGCACCGCAATGGTGCTACATAGACGCAGACGGAACACCCAAAGGATTACGCGCCGCCAGATACACAATCATCAACGAAGGGAACAGCAATGAGGAAATCACAGATATATAAACGCCACCACAAGGTTCGCCGCCTACCCGCAGAACCGCTATTCAGTATGTTCAACGGCGAACTGAACGATGTGCAAATGGCAATGGCTTTACGGTCACCAAGAAGCCGCATCCGACGCTGGCGCGAAAAAGGCATCCCGTTCTACCAAGCAGATGAAGTAGCGTGTCAAATCGGCGTACACCCTTCACACATTTGGGGAAAGCAATGGTGGCAATCTTCATAGACCAATTGAAACCACACCCGCGCAATGTACGACAAGGCGACATCGGCGCGATATCCGTAAGCCTAGAAACCTTCGGACAGTACCGCCCAATCATCTACCAGAAGAAAACCAAACACATCATCGCAGGCAACCACACATGGAAAGCCGCAAAACAATTGGGATGGAAAACAATCAACGCAGAAGCATTTGATTGCGACGACGACACCGCCTTACGCATACTGATTGCAGACAACCGCGCAACAGACCTAGCCACATACGACGACACAGCACTACTAGACATATTGAAAGAATTAGCCGCAACCGAAAAACAATTGGCGGGTACTTTGTTTGACGAAGCCGATATGCAAAACCTGTTAGACGACACCACCCCACCCCTGCCACCAGAACCAACCACCGTCATCTGCCCCGAATGCGGCGCAAAAATAACAAACGAACCATGATTGCCCGACCCTGCCTGAACTGCGGAACACTGACACACAACACCACACGATGCGCAACCTGCGAACAAAAAAACAAACGCATCAAGGGGAACAAACCGAAACCACTGCATCGGCGTGGCAGTTACAAACGACGCGCAAAAGAAGTAGTGAACCAAGCAACCCATTGCTGGCTATGCGGCAAACCAGCAATCATCAATGACCCATTCACAGCAGACCATGTGATAGCAGGCGACCCCGACAGCCCACTACTGCCAGCACATCGCACTTGCAACAGCCGAAGGGGGAACCGCGACCCAATCCACTTCACCAACACAACCCCGCGACCCCACAAAAAACCCTGACCCCCGCCACCCCCACCGATACGATTTTTCCACAGGCGGGGCGGGCTGTCGCCA